GCCAGTTAAATAAACTAACAACCGCAGACATTAACCCGCTAAGGAGGCTTATGACTGTGGATATTAGAGCCGCACTCATTTGCCAGGAACGCCAGCAGTTGATGCGTCTTTAGCAGACACAAGACCAATAGCCGCAAGGATCATAGCGATCTGCGATCCAGCGTCTGAAGGAATAGCCAAGCCCGGGACGTTGATCCCGAAATAATGCAAGACAACAAGCAGGGCCAGTAGAAGGCCAGAAGCTGTCGTTTTCCAGTTTGCCACAAAGTATGTTTGAATAAGATTACCCATTTTTCTCTCCTTTAACCAACATTAGCATATTGAAAATGCATGGAATCAGGCCTGTGAGCCCATGTTCCACCCCAGGTCCAACCCTCTGACTCAAACGCCTTTACTAATGGATTTTGATGAGTAAAGAACCCATGGCTTGACCCAAGAGGGTTGTGAGGAGCATCAAAATCAATAGCCAGACCATAGGCGTGCATAGACGTTGCCCGCAATCCACGCATTTGCCTGATCACCCAATCACCACTGAACTGATCAGCATGTATCTGGTGAATCTTAGCAGGGTCTTGATTACAAGCCGCCCAAGTCTTTTCAATGACATTTCGTAAACTGTCAGCAGCAATCTTATTAATTTTGATATATGGTATGTGAATATCGCCCATTACCAATTGCCATGGCGTCGTGACATGGACAATATTCTTCTCGCCCCATCCTGGAGCAGCAGGGTTGCCAAAAATGGAGGCACATTGTGATTGTTTTGGGATAGAACTCATTGTTATGTCTCTCATGTATCTTTATTTTTCCGGGATTGGCTCAACTTGTTTTGTCTGAAGATTTACGCGCCATTTTCCCCACTCTATAACACCCTCATATGTTATTGTCGGATTGCCAGAGTCAATTTCTGCCTGAACAGATTGAGCGTCTCCCCATCCAATATTAAGGATATCTCCAGTGATAGGATTATAGCGAATAAAATTCATCTTTTTAGTTCCGTTACTAAAAGAGATATTAATTGACCTCTACCAGCAGCATATGCAGAAAATGTGTAATTACCATCAGCCGGCGGAGAATAAAAAGTTAATAGAGTTGTATTAGCTGAGGCATAAGCTTGTGCTACTGATGTTATAACAGTCACGCCACTAATGGTATAAGCAGTAAATCCAATACCGTGTCCAACTGCTCTAATAGTTGTAGAATTATTAGTAAAATTTGCACCATTTACTAATGCATATAAAGTAGAATCTGATGGAGTAAGCCCTAAATCATCCCCTCCAGAATATGTTACCAATATACTAACGCGAGAAGTGCTTAATAAAGAAACAGAAGGCGTAGTAATCGCAGACCCAGCAGATGATGCAGTTCCCTGCACATATGCAGTATTAGAAACAGCATAATTTTGTATATTTGTAGTTTGAACACCACCAACTGTAATCTTATCAGTCGTAATTGCCTGAGCATTAATTGTTAATGTTGTAATTGCGTTGGCTAATATTTTATCTGTCGATATTGATCCAGCCGCAATTGTATCCGCCGTAACAGAGCCGGCAGCCAGTAGATTTGTTGTAATGGCGTTTGCTTGTATTTTACCCGTGGTTATTGCGCCATCAGATATTTTAGTGGTTGTTATGACGCCATCCGGCATCTTGGGTGCCGTTACAGCGCCGTCAGCAAGCTTCGTGGTGATTATCCCTTGGTCAATAAGTTGCGCTGTTGTTATAGCTCCGCTGGGTATTTTTGCAGTCGTCACAGCCCCATCAGCTATTTGAGCTGTATTAACACTATTTGGAGCAAGAGAAGCACCACTGATTTGGCTGGATAAAGTGAATGTGCCATCAGCATTGCCAACAAGAAGGTCGCCTTGAGCAGGCGTTGTATCTATGAGGATACTATTCCCCCACGTTGTGGCCGATACATTTGACATTATTTATCTGCTTTATTTTCTAACTTATCAAATATCTTTGCAAGCATGTCTTTTATTTCTTTCATATTATCAGAAAATTCATCTCTCCTGATATAAGTCGTTGGTAAATCTATCTCAATCTTTCTAATATCTGCCTGGAGGGCTTTAACAGCAGCCCAAAGTTCTCTAAAAAGCCAACCGGCAACCATAAGGACGGCGCCGGCACCTATGTTAACAACAGTTTGCGGTTCCATCACCAATCCTTTACGTTTTTTCGCCCATATACCACGCAAGATTATCTTTTAGCCGATCGTCATTTGGATCAAGCTCAACAGCAAGCCTGCCCTGCTCTAATGCAACGTCCTTTAATCCCAAATTCCAAGCGGCAAGGGCCGCCAAGTCATGCGGACGAGGCCCCCACACAATTGGGTCTACAGTATACACAAGTTCTCTATTTTTTATAGATAGTGCTCGCATCGCGGCGCCATAACATTCTTGCCATTGACTGCGCATATAATAGAGCGTGGCAAGATCAATCCAAGGCTCACGGGTATTAGGCGCCTCAGCAGCCGCCCGCATCCACCAAGCCTCAGCCTGCTCGAGGTCCCCTTTGCCTTCATAGCATTTCCCGAGAACTCTCATGGCGTATGATCTTTCATTGACCCATTGAGCGCCATGTAGACCAAGATACCGTTTTAGTTCCTCAATAGATTCGTCCCATCGAGCATAAAAAGATAGCTCTCTGGCATAATAAAAGGCGTTTCGTGGACATACAGGGTCTTCTTTGACCGATAACGCCAATAGGTCAAGATACTGCCCGCGACTCTTTGTTGGGTCTGGATAATGGCTGACAAGAAGTTTATCAGTGCAAGCATAAACCTCATTAATTCTTCCGTCCGGGACTGGATATTCATGACATGGATGATGCCAATAATAGCCGTGACGGGCATGTATTTTTTGATAATTAAACTTAACGCCGCATCCCCAATTAAAGTAATACTGTAACCGAGTTGTTGACGGCGTCCATACGCGCTCAATTTCTTCCCGCCATCCAGGCTCCATGACTTCATCAAGGTCAAGACTGACGCATATATCTATGTCTTTAGGAATAAGGGCTATTGATGCATTTCTGGCATGATCAAAACGCCAGGGAGTAATACAAATTTCATGTATAGATATCCCGCAATCTTTTGCCACCTGAACGGTATTATCTGTGCTACCCGTATCCGCAATTAACAAAAGATCTGCATCTTTACCCGAGGCAGCCCAGCGCGCAACAAATTGTTCCTCATTTTTGCTGATGGCGTATATGCATATTTTTGGCCTAACTTTCTGGTTTGACCAGCAATAGACGCCAATTTCATTTTCAACATATCCGACTGTTGGCTCACCAAAGGTTTCTCTAAACTCTTGGTCTGACCAATTGTCTGTTATATGCCTTTCGTGAGGATTACCGTTATAGGCATCTTGAGGATAGTGACCAATAGGTATGCTGACAATGACGGTGTCGGCGATAGACCTGACCCTGTCGAGCAACGCGACAGCATCATCTCTATCCATATGCTCCAATACGTCGCCAAGCATGACGACGTCGAAATGCCCAAAGCGCGTAAGATTAACAGCCCTTGCGTCTGCAAGTATCAGCTGTTGATACAGATCATTTAGTTTAAATTCTTCAATATATGGTTCCCAGACTTCAACCCCTGTCCAATTGGCTTCTGGGAACATTTTGGCGTAAGTGCCGCTACCGCATCCAATATCCAACATACGGTCATGCTTTACGCGACCAACTATATTGCGAATATATGATTTACCGCTTTCTGAACTGTAAGGCATGATTCCCCCTTCAAGAGTCTGCCACCATATAAATCTATTTCATATTTTTACTGCAGCCATGGTAATTTTGGCCTTATGATAGGCGGATTAATTTGATCTGCAATTTGATTATCAAGCACAGCATCCATTTCAGTGATACGATCAGCGCCCATAGCAGCCTCTAGCCAACCCTCGACTTCAGCTTGCGTTAATTGAGCGTATGGGACGAATGTATCGGCTGGATTAAACTCGATGGACTGTGAGCCATAGATGTCCCCAGTGTGAGTGCCGTCAGTTGCTTGACGACGCCAATGCACAGTGAACACAACATCAGTTTCGTTTTCGTGTTGTGG